TCCTACCCTTAGCCGGACCTTAGTCCCAATACATGTTTTGCACATGTATTGCCATTAAAGATACCTTAAGTGGTATTTTCTAAGGTTTTACAAGAGATACAGAAATGTACTACTCTTGTTTTCCTGCATTTCATCTATTACAAGAAAATGATAGACTCGGCGTTTTAAACGCAACGTCCAATCTTGATATTTTTGTAATATCCGTGAAGATATGACCCAAAATACATAATTTCCTATGTCACATAATATGTTTCAAGTAGTTATAAAACTAAGTAAAGCAATATATGGAGATAGAAGTGTTGTATTTATCACTCCCTATTTCAAATTATTAACATGTTTAATAAAACATCATGGATTAATCCATAGTGTTAAATTATTAAAGATGATGAGACTTCATTGTACTCGTTATCTTTGTGGTAAACCACTACATGTTAGTACTATGAAAATAGGTATAGATTCAAATGGATGACCTAAAAAGTTGTCATTTCTCCTTCCTTTAGTCAACGGTTCTGTTAATGATAAGAAACTCTTAATGAGTATTCTTTCGTTATCTAGAACTTTAAAACTTAAAGGAAAAGAATTAAGTAAATTAGTCCCCAATTACAATACTATTACGGATAAAAGCACTCAGTATAAATTTATACCAAATGGTTTTATCCATAAATTTGTAAAGGATAATAAATTAGTAAGTAAGATACCAAATTTTGGTCTTCACTTATTTTATTTATCTAACAAAGCTGGACCTCATGGTAAAGCAACTTTAACTGCGTCTCGTGCCTTATATTCATATAAGGAACTTGAACAGTTAAGTAAGCTTACTAAAGGTAAGGCTTTGTCTTATTTACTTAAGACTTTTATTTATTTTAGGAATAAAATTGATAGATCTTTTGAAAATGATGTTAAACATTATTCAAAAGGAAAAATCAGTTTTATTTACGATCCTGAGTGTAAATTAAGATTAATTGCTATAGTAGATTACTATACTCAATTATTCCTTAAACCTATCCATGAAAAAGTTATGAAATTACTTTCTACTTTTGATTGTGATAGAACTTATACTCAGAGTCCCCTAAATAAATGAGAAGATAATGATCATTCTTTTTGATCACTTGATCTATCAAGTGCTACAGATCGTTTTCCCATTGAACTTCAACAACGTCTATTAACTTACGTTTTTAGATCTGTTGAGCTTTCAATGGCTTGACGGGGTATTCTCTCAGGAAGATATTTCTTAACTCCATCTGGAAACTACATACGTTATGCATGTGGTCAACCGATGGGAAGTTATTCTTCTTGAGCATCTTTTACTTTATCTCACCATTTACTTGTACACTGATGTGCACATTTAAACGGTCTAAGTAATTTTAACCAATATATGATATTAGGTGACGATATCGTCATTAAAAATGATGATGTTGCACGTACATACATAAAATGGTGTGGTTACTTAGGTGTAGATATAAGTATGGCTAAAACACATGTATCATCTGATACTTATGAATTTGCCAAAAGATGAATATCATCTGGTAAGGAGATTACAGGATTACCTTTTAGAGGTATTATTGATAATATTCTTAATCCTACAATACTATTTACAGTATTATATGATTATTTTAAAATCAAAAATAACTTATACCTTTTTAAGGGATCTTTAATTTCTCTTATTTGTGCTATCTTTAAAGATATTAAACTATACAAGCCCAATGGAAAATTATTTTCTAATTTTTCTCAAAGGAACCTTTATAGTCAATTATTCTTATTTAGCGCTAGCCTTGATGACGCATTTGGTTATTTAACAGAAGAAAATTTACGTTTAGTATTTTCTCGTTATGTTAAAAATCCCTTATACGTCATACCATCTACCTATGTAGGTCTATTAAAAGAATTTAATAGAGTCATGGGTGACGGTATAGCTAGAGTGGTCGATAAAGAAATAGATGAAATGAAAGATATGTTAAAATCAATTATTAAACTTAATCCGTTTAAAGTTGAAGTTAATAATCTTTCATATTATCCTATCTTTATCGCTATAACTAATCATGTGACAAGGATCTGTGATGTTGTTAAGAAGTGAGGTTTTTCAACTTCTATTCTTAAAGCATCAGAAGATCTCAGTCAATTATCAATCAAAAATTTATTTAATAAGGAAAGAGCTAAGCTCGATTCTTTTATTAATATAAATAAGATTGTAATTGCAGGCTTTAAGGTACGTAATACTGAGACTGATTTACTCGACCCTGTAACAAGGCATTGAATAAATCAAGTCAGTACCGTAACTAAAGCTTATCACAAGGTTAATATAGTTCAAGGTGATCTTGAATCTATTATTGAAGGTTTATACATTCCTGATGAAGTTAAAGATAAATATTTTTATTCTCTTTTTCTTCAAAAGAAAAGAATGGATAAGTTCATGAAGGATAGATATTCTCACTTCACTCCCTAATTCTTCGTATATTGCTTCTTGGTTCCCCGCCTCGTGATACTCGTATCTCTGCTG